ATACGTTTAAAGGAGTGACAGTTAAAAACTTCACATTCCAACGTACTTTTATGATGAGTGATGTTATTTATTTAGAGTATGACAATGAAAATTTATCAAAATTGATAAATAGCATGTTTTCTGATTACGGCGAGTTATTTGGAAGGTTAATTGAATTCCAAAAGCACAAGAATCAGATAAGAGCAACAGTTGATATGGAAATGGTAGGCGCGAAAACACCGGAAAAACAAGCAGAGTTTCAAGGTTTTATTGATCGGCTATACCAGGCGATTAAAGAGAAAACATTTGCTATTGTGCCACAGCAAAAAGGGATTGCTTACAATGAACATTCAACATCAGCGCAGGGTGCAAGTGTAGACGAAATAAACAAAGTAACAAACGGCTTCTTAGATCAAGTTGCTAAGTCGTTAGGAATTCCAGTAGCTTTAGTTCACGGTGAAATGGCAGATGTAGAAAAAGCGACACGAAATTTCATGACATTTTGTGTAGATCATTTTCTGAGTAAAATAAAAGATGAATTAGATGCCAAGTTTATTGATAAAAAGGATTACTTAGCTGGTAAAAGAGTTGATATCAGACGTATTTCTTACAGCAATATATTTGATTTAGCTGTTGCTGTTGATAAATTGCGCTCTTCAGGTGTAATGAACGGTCATGAATTACGCGATAAATTAGGCTTGGAAAGGGTTGATGATCCGTTGATGGATGAATATGTGATCACTAAAAACTATGAAAGGAATAGTGAGTCCGATGAAGGGGGTGATAATAAGTGACAAAGGAATTAAAAGATAAAGTCATGAACATGATGGCTAAAAAAACAGACGTACGCTTTGAGGTTGATGAAGAAAACAAAGAATACTCTCTTTACATTTATGGCCCTATTGGTGGTTTTTTCTTTAGTGATAACAGCGCTCAAGGCATTCGTAGAAAATTACAGGATGTGGACGCTGAAAAAATTCATGTTCATATAAACTCACCAGGTGGATCTGCATTTGATGGCGTAGCTATAGGTAACATCCTTAGAAACCACAAAGCAGAAATTATTGTTCATATTGATGGAATGGCGGCAAGTGCAGCTTCTGTTATTGCAGTAGCTGGTGACAAAGTAATTATGCCGGAAAACACAATGATGATGATTCACCGTGCATCAACCATTGAATACGGTAATGCATCTGCTTTCGAGAAGACAGCATCTGATTTAAAGAAAATAGATAAGTCTCTTGCTGCATCATACAAAGCGCGTTTTGTAGGTGAACAATCTGAATTAGACCAACTACTTGATGATGAAACTTTCTTAACTGCAGAAGAAGCTGTGGCGTTTGGTTTAGCTGATGTAGTTGGTAAAGAAATTGAAATTAAAGACCTTGAAGACCTTGATGATGAGGAAGATGAAGAGGAATTTGAGAACTTTAAGGACAAGTTAGTAGCAAAGTATAAAACGAAAGATGAACCACCAGAACCAAAGCCTACTCCTGCTCAAACAACGCAGAATATGAGTAAGCTTTTTTTAAATCTAAAATAATTTCAAATTAAAAGGAGAGTACAGATATTATGCCAATTAAATTTAATAATTTTGAAGAAAAGAAACTGGCTTTTGCGAAAGCTACGCAAGAAGGTACTGAGGAAGAACAATCAACAGCGTTAAATGAAATGCTTGAGGCGCTTGCTAGTGATGTACAAGGCGACATCTTAAACCAAGTGCATACTCAAGCAGCAGATAACGCTGTAATGCAGTCTCGTGGTCAAAACGTGTTAACAAGTGAAGAAACTAAGTTCTTTAATGCTGTCGTTGAAGAAGGTGGTTTCAAGGAGACTGAAAGATTACCTGTTACTACGCAAGAGCGTGTATTTGAAGAGTTAAAAAACGAGCACCCACTACTTGGCAAGATTGGCTTGCAAAACTTAGGGGCTGTAACAGAATTCATTTATAGTGATCCAGAAGGCGCAGCTGTTTGGGGTCCATTATTCGATGGAATTAAAGGTCAATTAAATGCGGCGTTTCGTAAAGAGTCCATTAGTCAACTTAAATTAACTGCGTTTATCCCGCTAGCTAATGACATGTTGAAATTAGGACCTGCATGGATTGAACGTTATGTTCGTACGATCATTAAAGAAGCGATGGCTGTAGGTCTTGAACGTGGTTTTGTAGCTGGAACTGGTAAGGATCAACCTATTGGATTATTAAAAGATCCAGCCGGAAGTGTGGTTGATGGAGTCTATCCCGAAAAAGCATCAGTTAGTACGCTAACATTTGAACCAGGAAGAACTACTATCAATGAATTAAAGGATGTTGTAAAGCTTCTAGCTAAAAAACTTAATGCTGATGGAACTGATGCTGATCGTCCGAAAAAAGTTGCAGGAAAAGTAGTTATGGTTACGAATCCGTTTGACTCTTTTGATATTCAAGCACAAGCAACGGTTCAAAATGCAACTGGGGCTTATGTGACTAATTTGCCTTTTAACCCTGATCCAACCGAATCTGTTTTTGTGCCACAAGGAAAAGTGCTTTTCTTTGTTCGTGGAGAATATATTGCAGCACTTGGTGGTTCTGAAGCAATTAAAAAATACACTGAAACAATGGCTATTGAAGATGCGACGCTTTACATTGCAAAACAGTTCGCAACTGGTAAGCCTACAGATAAATATGCTGCTCAAGTGTATGATTTGCAAATACCAGCACCTGTTTAATTTAAATTTATTAAAATACTAGGAGGAAATTAAATGCCGTATAAAGTAGTTAAAAGTTTCAAAGATTTACAGGACAATGATACTGTCTATACAGTTAATGATGAATATCCGAAAACAACACATGAGCCTTCAAAGGAAAGAATTGAAGAACTATCTTCTAAGAAGAATAAACAGAAGAAGGTTTTCATTGAAGAAGTTAAGGAAGAACCTGAGCTGAATGAAGAGCCGAAAGAAGAACCAAAAGAAGAACCAAAAGAAGAACCAAAAGAAGAAACCAAAACAGATAGTAAGTCAAACAAAAAACCATCCCCTAAAAAGTAGGGGGTGGTTTAATTGACAGATAACGAATTAAAAGAAGCGCTGAAAAGTTACTTGAAGATTACGTGGATGGAAGAAGATAATGATCTTTTAAAAATCGTCGAAAGAGGTAAAAATTATTTAAATGATACATCTGGTACAGCGTTAGGCTATCTGAAAGGTTCCCAAGAAACACAATTGTTACTGGATTATGGTCGATATGTTTATAATCATTCACTTGAATTGTTTGAAATTAATTTCGAGAGGGAACTTTTTAAACTTTCGCTAAGAGAGGGATTAAAAGCTTATGCGTCGCAAGATACAGAAACCACTACATGAAGTATTTAATGATGGGTTCTTAAATTACGGTAAAGATACCACCAACCGTGTTAATGGTAAACGGGTAGGTGAAGCCTTCAACGTGAAAGGTAAGCTTGCTTATCGTCTTATGAGCGCTCGCGATGAAGATCATCAGATGGCTGGTAGTATGGGTGCAAGATTAGATTTGAAAGTAAAGACTCGTTACCCACCTTCGTTTCGAAGTGTAACAAAGTCAGATTTAAAATGCGTAATAGACAAAGTTAAGTATGATGTGATTCAAGTTGATTACGACAGCAAAAAGCGTTACCTCTATTTTAATTTACAGGAAGTTGGTGTATTAGATGAATGATAAACAAAAAGTTTACATGAACAAACAACAAGTAAAAGTATTTAACGATTTATCTAATACATTTAACCTACCTGTCTTTGAGGATGAGATAGCAGAAGATGAACTTCCATCTCAATATAATTATTTTCTAGTTGTGTATGGTGACTTCACTTCAACCAATTCACACGGACAACTTTCACAAGAGGTTTATGTAGTGTATGTATCAGAAGATAATGCAGATGTCGAAACAACAACGTTAGATATCATTAGCACAATGAGTTTGGTTCCTGGTTTTACTTTCAATCGAACTGTTAAAGAAAGGGTTCAAAAAGATGAACAGGACGATTATATCGATCAAGTAACTATTATTTTTCGAAGGAAGATAAGTTATGAGTGTTAGATATGAACTGGACCATTCAGAACTTGAACAGTTAGAGGACAAGTTTAAAAGGATTCCGAATAACGTTGAAAACATAATTAACAGCTATCTTCATAAAGACGGAGCTGAACATACAGCGGAGGCTATAACTAAGTTTATTCGAGTTTCTGATCCGTGGGTTCCTAAGGCTAGGCACGCAAAAACCACAAAGTGGTGGACGATAGATAAAGAAAATCTAGGATTCACTTTAAAGCCAAAAGGCGGAGCTGCTAATAAACCTAAAAGTTTTGATTATTTAGTGTTTCCAAACGAAGGTAGAGGCCCTCGAAATCCATTAGAACAGAGATTCATGGAAAGGGGCTTATCTAAAAGTATTAATGATATTATGAATGGTTTAAATGAACACATTGATCAATATTTAGAGGAGGAATTTAAATAATGGCAACCGTTATTGAACAGTTTGATGCAGTATCAATAAAAAACGCAAGCATTCAAGTTAAGGAATCGGACGGAACAATAACACCTGGTACAAAATTTGGTGCTGTAGGATCTATTGAAGGTGAAACTACTTTGCTTGAATTGATTAAAACGGAGGAAGGTGTGGAAGTCAAAAAGAAGGTTAAACCTCAAAAGATGGATTTAACTATTTCAGCGCATGTTCCTGTTCAAGTAGTACGTGATTTATTCGGTATATCGAATACTGATTTAGAACCGGGTGTATACGCGTATGGTGCAGATTCGGAAGGTAAAGAGTTTGCGCTAACAGGAGATGTAATTGACGAGTTTGAAGATGTAACAAAATTAATCGCATTTCCTAATTGCGTAAGTGCTGCAGGGTTTGCTTTCACAATTGAAAACGGAGCTAGCTCTGTTGCTGAAATGGAAATTAGCCTTACAGCATATCCTGATAGCAACAAGAAAATTATGTATGATGCTTTAATTGAAGAATTAACAGATACAACCATTGCGGACACATGGCATGAAGAATTCGACCGTTCATTAGTTGAGTTAGCAGCAGTTTAAAGAGCAGGGTAATCCTGCTCTTGTTTTTTTTTTTATAAGAAAGAGGGTTATTCATGAAGTTCGAACAAATTTTGCTAGGAGATAAACAATATCCTGCAGCTATTACCAATTACTCGCTCGCTATGGGTGAAAAAATAGGATTAATCAAAGACTCACAATTAACTAGTTTGTTAGAAACGTCTTATTTGAATTTAATTTATCTGTCGGTTATAGGTGTTAATAAACATTTAGATTTATCCTTTGAACAATTTTTAGAAAACTATTTGATAAGCGATAAGATCATGAATCATAATTATAAGAATTTAGTTACAGCTTGTACTGATAAAAAAACTAATAAATTCGCAAAAGGCTTTACTGGTAGCACTAGCAAAAAGGTAGAAAAAAATCAGAAGAAAATCAAATCGCCACCACTGAATTTCGAGTGCGTAGAAGATCGTTATGTGTGGTACTGTCTCATTTATGGGGTGGAAAGTGATGTGTTTTGGCATTTTCCTATATTAGATGTAGAGAGAATTATGGAAAGCAAACAAGCTTATGAAGGCTGGAAGAATAACCCTAAATAAGAAAGGTGGGTGAAAACATGGCAAAGCAACCAGAGGCGCAGGTTAAATTTAGTGTTTTTAATAAAGAATTTAACGAAGGTATTGCGGAAATGAACAAAGAAAGCAAAACACTTCGTAAAGAGTTTAAATTGCAAGAAGAACAAATGAAACAGAACGGCACTGCAACAGAAAAACTGGAAATTAATATTAAACGTTTATCAGCTGAACAAGATATAGTCCGCAAGAAAAGTGATGCCACAAGAAGGCAACTAGACAAAGCAAAAGAAACCTACGGCGAAAACTCCAACGAAGCAAATATTCTATCTAATAAATTATTAGACTTACAAATTTCAGAACAAAAACTAGAGAATGCAATCGGAAAGACGAAAACAGAATTACAAAAGCAAAGTCAAGAAATGCTTGAAGCTAGTACGGATGCTGATAAATATAAAAGGTCACTCAAAAAAATTGGTGATCAAGCAGATGAAATGGGCGATAAGCTGACTCTTGGTGTATCCGCACCACTCGCAGCTATTGGTGGAATAGCCGGTAAAAGCGCAAGTGATTTAGATGGCGCTGTGCGGTTAATGAATGGCTCATTAGGAGCAACGGATGACGAAGCTATTCAATTAAAAGAAGATTTAGAAGCTGTTTGGTTTGATGGATTTGGAGATAACCCGGAACATATTGCGCGTTCCATGATGTTAGTGAAGCAGAACATTCGTGATATTAATGATGGTGAGGAACTTCAAAAGATAACAAAAGAAATGCTAACCCTGGCTGACGCTACTGAATCAGACATGTCTGAAGCAACGCGTGGTGTAAACCAGTTAATGCATAACTTTGGAATAACTTCTTCTGAAGCGCTTGATTTATTTGTTAAAGGGCAACAAGAAGGTATTAACTTTTCACAAGAAATGTTTGATAATGTCGCTGAATACGCGCCCTTGTTTAAAGACATGGGTTTTGCAGCAGATGAGTATTTTTCTTTGTTATCGAATGGCGCTGAAAATGGTGCCTATAATTTAGATTATATAAACGACATTATGAAAGAATTTAATATCCGTGTACAAGATGGGTCAAAAGCAACAGCTGAAGCATTTAGTGGAATGTCTAATGATACGAAAGATTTGTTTGATGCTTTCCAAGATGGCGAAGCGACTTCTAAAGAATTGTTTGAAACAGTTATCCCTGAATTAGAATCAATGGAAGATCAAGTAGAAGCCAACCAAATTGGTGTAGACTTGTTCGGTACTAAATGGGAGGACATGGGTGCTAAAACCGTTTATTCCTTAGACGATGTGAATGAAGCAATGGATGATACAGAAGGCGCTATGGAAGGGTTCGCTAAAACGCAAGAAGAATCATTCGGCCATGAAGCACAAAAGACATTAAGGGGATTGTTAGAAGCCATCCAACCTATCGGGGAAGAACTATTGGAGATGGCGCGTGATGTTACACCTAAAATCCAAGAATTATCTGAATGGTTTGTTGAGTTGGATGATGATACTAAAAATCTTTTATTTCAGATTGGTGTAGGTGCAGCTGCAATAGGCCCTACCGCAAAAGCATTAGGTGGTTTAAGTAAAATCGCATCTGGCTTTTCAGGAGTGCTCGGAAAAGCAGGTGGCGCAGGTCTATTGGCTAGAGTTGCTGGGTTAGGAGTAACTGGACCTGTTGGTTTGGCTATTGCGGGTGTTGCAGGGCTTGGGGTAGGGATTTATGCATTAAATACTGCTTTTAAAGAACACAGCAAAGTCAATTTAGAAAAAATTGAAAATATGCAAACAGAAATCGAAAAAACTGATGAACTCATAAACCGTTTTGAAGAATTGAAAAGTAAGAACGAATTAAGTACGGATGAAATGCTACGGTATATGGATATACTCGCTTTACTGGATCAAACCAACGCGCCTGATCGGATTAAAGAGTTAAAAGATGAACAGGCTGATTTGCTTAAAGAAAGTACACTTACCAATGATGAAATGAATGAATTTTTAGGACTAAACGATAAGATAGTTGAGAAATCACCTGCAACGGAAAAGTCTATTAGTAATCAAGGTGAGGCGTATGTAGAGACCACCGATGCCATTAGAGCGATGAATGAAGAAAAAAGAAACGCTTTGCGAGAAGAAACAAGAATGCAATTGCTTGAGGCGATAACGGAACACAAAGAAGAGCAGGAAAATTTGAATGAGCTAATAGCCAAAGCTGAAGAAATCGATAAAAAACGCTTGGAAAATGACAAACGAAGAAAGATAAATAAACAAGAACAAATAGACCAAGAAAATGTGATTAAAGGCATAAAACAGGAATTGGCTGAATTATCTGACGTTGAGACGATTGAAGATAAGTTGAAAGCAGACAGGTTAGAAAAACAGCTTGGTTTAGAGAAAGATAATTTACATCAATTAGAATTTCAAGAAGAAAGCATTAAGCGACAAGAAAAAGGACTAAGCACTAAGTATATTGAAAATCAAAACAATTTAGATTCCGCTAGGAAAGAATTAGCAGAGTTGGATAATGTGAAATTTAAATATGAAGAGATAATTTTAAGTCAATTAGATTTAAACTTTAAAAGAGGTAAAGGTCTAGATGCTTTAGATGCTGAGTTAAAAAAATTGGAAAGTGAAAAGAAAAAGAACAGAGAGTTACTTGAACAAGGCGATATCCAGATCAGACATTACAATGACAGAAATTCTAAATTAGATGATCAGATAGATAAGTTGCAAGATGCTAAGGCTGAGTTAGAGGGGATTAACGAACGCGCTAAAGAAGATATTAGTAAGAATATTTATTTAAATGAAAAGCCTAATAACTTCTGGGATACATTAAACACCAATCTATCTAAGCCTGTCAGTAAAATAGTGCATGTTAAAGCTAATAATTTAATGGGTAATCTTTACTCAGATCTACCTGGTTATGCTGAAGGAACAGACTTTCACTCAGGAGGGCCCGCATTAGTTGGCGAAGAAGGAACCGAACTAGTTAGACAGGGTAATAAATGGTCTTTACATGACTTTGGTATTATTCCAAATTTAAAACGCGGTGCCGATGTTTTTACGGCAGATCAAACAAAGAAAATGCTAGCCAATTTACCTGCATACGCAACTGGTGCTGGTGCCGGCAGTGCACAAGTATCTAATAGAATAAATGATATGAGTTCAAAATTAGTTGAAAATATAAATAATAATAACTTATCTGTTCGTGTTGAGAGTGCTGATGTTAATATTGACGGTCATGTTGCAGGAAAAGTATTGTGGAGACCTATTAAAGAGAATATAGATCGTAATCAGTATCGAAGCAGAAGGTCACCTAGGGGGGGAGGATGATGAAAAGTAACTTAAACTTCATACTTAAACATGAAAATGGAAATCTGTTCGATATGCATGATTATGGTTTTTGGGTTCAATCTTTTCACATCCTTTCTCCTAATATTCAACGAACTTATCAGGATCACCCATCACAAGACGGAGCGCAGTTGATAAGGAGCAAGTTAGGAATTAGAAAGATCTACACAACTATCCAAATTGAATCCGACAGTATGAGAGACTTTGATGATAAAAAGCATTTGATATTCAGTATTTTTTGCACTGATAAACCTTTTTGCATCGTTAGAGATTTGATTCCCGATAAAAAGTTGTACGCGATGCAAGAAGAAGATTACGATATTTCTAATATTACAGAGTCTGACGGAGAATTCGTATTAGAATTAACGATGATAGATCCGTTAATCCACGGAAGGACAAACAACTTAAAAATAAATAATACGTTTACTAACTTTATTATTAATGGTCGCAGAAATATGAATTGGATAAGTGAAACAACATTTACAACGATGGCAAGTCAATACACCCTTCAGACTAACAAGAGTGGAAAGATCATATTAAACTATAACTTTAGTGTTGGAGATGTACTGCAAATAGATTATAAGAAAAGGAAAGTTGTAATTAATGATCAAGTTAAACAAACTTCAATCGATATGGACACCAGGTGGTTTAAATTAACGCCTGGTTATTTAGATATTAAATCAAGCCACGAAACAACTTTGAGTTACACAGAAATTTATTATTAAGGGGGTTAGTTGCATTGAATACGTTTAATAACATTTATATGTTTAAACAACATGATACTTTTGGAACGATTGAGTACGTGTTAAGGGACTCTTCAGGAAAACAATTTAGCATACCTGATGGAACAACAGTAAAGTTCTACCTAGAAACAATCAAAGGGCAACTTCTCATCGACGGTCAAGCAGACATAGCGGATGCAGCTTCTGGGAAAGTGAGTTATTCCGTTGGAGATGGAGATTTACTCATGGCAGGGCAACATCGAGGGGAGTTTGAATTAACTTTTTCAGATGGAGAAAAAAAGAGTTTCCCGAATGATAGTTTTTTATATGTGCATGTTAGCGAAAGCTTAAACGAAACCACCAAAGAAACTGAAATACTAATCAAAGTAGCTGAATTAGATGTGTTTAAACAAGACTTATCCAATCGTTTGGATAATCAAGCTACTGAAATAGATAACTTTAAAATTACAGTAACTAATGACATTGAAACATTCGAAGTTGATGTTAATAATGAATTAGTTTTACAAAAGTCACGTGTAGATAATTTGTTAGTGAGTAACGTTGATCCAGAAGAGGTGCAAGACGCACATGTAGGGGCAGACGGTACTTTATATAACAATTTAAAACATCGTTTAGATGATATGGAAACATTAGTTGATGAAGATACAAATAAAAAATACCAATATAGATTGAAACAAGAAAACGGATTTGTAAAGCTAGTTTACGGGGAGGTCTTATAATGCCAGAAATACAATTACCGAGCGCGGACCAAATGCAACAATTAATTAATGTATGGAACTCAGATAAATTAATCATGGGTGTTTATTGGGACAAAAGTTCTGGAACACAATTAACAAGAACAGATGCATCAGTTGGTCTTATTTCTAACGTTGGCGTGGATGGAGAATTAGTGCAAAACGACTTTGATCGTATGCCTATTTTTTCTGAAATGCATGAAGTTGAGGACGAATATGGAAATAAATTTATTAGAATACCAAAGTTTTATATACAAAAAACAGGCGGGAAAAACCACTTAATTAAACGCGTTTCTAAGACTCGATACCCGGGTTTTTATTTACCTTGGATTTTTTGGGATTTTACTAACAATAAAGAATTAGACTATTACGATCATGGTAAGTACAAGGGTAGTTTAAGTGGTGAAGCAACAAACAAACTCGAATCTAAATTTGGGGAACAACCAAGTGTTAATGATAATATCGTTAACTTTAGAACATATGCAGAAAACAACAATGATGCAACAGCTGGGCTAACAGGTTACCAGCAGTTAGATATACATGCACAAGATGTGCTCGAAACATTATTTCATGTTGAATTTGCTACATTAAACTCTCAATCAATAATGATGGGATTTGTTAGCGGTCAGTATTCTAGTTCGCACACGGTTACTGTTGCAGAAAATGGGGCTAATCGAGTTGTTGTTGCTAACTCTACAGCAGATGGTTTTAGAATCGGCCAAAGCATGAGTGTGGGTACAAGTATCGGCAATGAAAGTGTTAGTGTAACAGCTAGAGAAATTATAGATATTGCAGTTTACGATACGGATAACAAATCTATAGAGTTCGATGGTGATCCAATAGATGTTGCTATAGGTGATGTGGTAGCTAACAGAGGATATAAAAGTGGATTCAGCGCAGATATAGCCGCATCGAGTGGTAGCATTGGTGATAATACAAGTGGTAAATATCCTTGCATGTACCGTGGGATCGAATCTCCTTGGGGTGATTTGTGGCAGTTTGTTGACGGCGTTAATATTAACGATAACCAAGCTTGGATCGCTAAAGATGCGAATGATTATGCGAGCAACGTTTTCGCTTCGCCTTATGAGCAATTAAAATATGTAAATAGCGCTTCAAATGGCTACGTTAGTGAAATGGGATTGGATAACAATTTACCGTTTGCTAATTTCGCGACTTCCGTTAACGGAGGAACATCAACGTATTACACTGATTATTAT